CCCACTATATTTGAATTGCCAGAAATCTTTGGTTATAAAACAAAGTTCACAAGTCTTAGGGTTTTCTAGGACGCATTTATAGAAGCATTCAATACTAGAATATTCTGTACCCCTTCCTATTAGGGAGAATCAGATCGAAATATTGCATGTTATATTTAGTGTATTGTGAGGAATAGATGGAGTCGATGCTTCATTTACAACGTCCTTATTAAGTTAATCAATTTTTATTATTCAATTTATATACCTAATCTGTTTTGTTTTTGTTAGTTATGTTTGTAGATAAAGCAGGAGTAATCTAAGTTATTTGTTTTTCTGTTTGTTTGTTTTAGATTATTCTTGTCTCTCGATTATATATATTTTGTAAAGCTCCGTGATCAGCTACCGCGCGCTGTAATCCGAGACTAACTTTTGCAGATGAAGTATAATTTTGAAAATCATATTAAGTAATATGCGCTACAGCTTGAGACCTGTAGTGGCTCTTATGTAGAATCCACGCCGTTCTACGGTAGAGTATCCGGTTGCCCGCGTACGGGCAAGAAATTAAGAGGTGCGAAGTACAGTAGTCCCTCAGCATTTTGAGGTAACCATACTCAGTTTGTAGTAATGTTAATGTTACAATACTGGCTCAACTGGTTGAATGTCACCTAAAGTTATAGACTGTTCTTTAACCACGCTGCAACATGCTCAAACTACTTGGAAATCACGTATTTTCCTCTTATTTCAATTTTAGCACTCATGATGAATGCAAACCCCCCCCGTGTTGACCGTCACATTAAAAATGGTAAAAAATTTAATGACACTATTCCCCTTGAGGGAGATTTTCGTTATGCGAAGAAACGAAAAGTTTTTTATAAAAAACAATCATCTCCGATTGCTATTGACCCCGTGTACACTAACAATTTGGACCCTAGTGACACCTCTTATAATGACGCTGTTTTCGAAAGAGGCTTTAAACGAGCTTTTGTAAGATTTAGCTTCTTATTTTGTTTCCATGCCTTCGGTGCACTCGCTATGAGTATACTGTCTGCAATCGAAGAAAATATTGCTTTAGCTTTCAGTTCGTCGATTAAGTCTCACTTTCAATGGCGTCGAATTTTCCATTCATCGCCCATTCTCCGCCGTTATGGCTATCTAATGGTTCGCCTATCTAGAGATGATTCTTTATCTTATGGTTTTAGACCTGATGCTCATGGCAAATACTTCGTTCCCATTTGTATGTTACCTTTTTGGGCAGCAAAACCTCACGAGGCTATTAATGCTTTTGTTATGAGAGTTAGGAATGTGAACCCCAATATTAATGTTGTGGTTCCACAAAAGACGACTGGATGGCAGTACCTAACCATTCTTTTATCGTGTACTTCTGCGCAAACTGCCTTACAGCAAGCGTTGATTGACATAGCTTACAAGAAATGGAAGAAGATTCCATATTCTGAGAAAGCTTCTAGGAGTAAACAAACTTGGAAGCTGATTGAGGTTGGGAATGGTAAATATAACGAATTGACCCTTTTAACACAGGATCTAGAAAAAGCGAGATTACGATTTCGTTACAATAAGAGGTCTTTTTATCCTGATAACAAGAAATATGCTCGTGCCTTAAAGTTGCTAGATTTTTTGCTTAAGAAGCATAATGATAAAAACACTCCAATCATACCCACTGGTCGTGAGTTCTTTGAAAATCCAGACTTCAAGGCAGAATTGAAGAAAATGGATACGGACTATTTAACTATTGAAGATGATAAAGAAGAGTACTTAAGACAGTTGCCCTCTACACTAACTGATACTATGGTACGCGACTTAAGCATATTGTGGGATTGTTCTAAAATATTATCCGAAAATGTGAGTTTACACATGCTCCATTTGCTAGATAAAAAGGAAATTCCCAAAGTGATATGGATCCTACAGTCGTCAGATCGCTCTCATCGACTCTCGCGATTTCTACTTAGGTTAGCAACTTCCCATCCTAATTTTGATTGTACCGTTCCAATTGATGAACAGGCAGCTGAAAGGTTTAACTATGAAGCTGCTCTAATTGAATTTGGAGAAGCCAGAAACCTCTCGCCATCTATTTTTGAACCTTTTCAGAAACTCATGGAGAGAAATAACCCAAAACCAACGTCAGCAAATTTTCTTTTAAATGCAATCGAGAAGGTTACAGTAGTTGCCAAACGATTTTATATCAAAGTTACTGCTGGAATTGCTGTAAGGGCACTTTCCCGAATTAATGTATGGTTTCACGCAAGCCAGACTAAGATTGGATTTATTTCAGTTCTGTTTGACATGTTTTTGACCACATTCCACATATTAGGCTTCGAAACTGAAGACATTAAGGGAGTGTTTAAATTAGTTCTTCAAGCAATTGGTCGAATTTTCAGAAATTTCAAAATTGTCCTTTTTGACGATGAAGATGAAGACTTGAGCAAAGAAGAAAAAGACAATCTGAAAGCGTTCGATGGTACAGATGAAGATAAGACGGAGGTAACTGCGGCGAATGAGAATCAATGGTGGACCAATTGGGCAAGTAAATTTGTCGAAACCGCTACATTTGTTCCAATGAAAGTTTCAAAACCTTTTGCTTCTCAGCATCTAATGTTCCGTTCATTAAAAGAAACAGCAGGATGGGCAAAAGACTTAATGGATTACTTGTTGTCTTTAGTAACTTCACAAAATGATCCCGCTAGTGTTTTAGAGACACGCATTCAGGATTGGGCTAAAGTTGTGCAGCCGTTAATTGCTACAACACACACAAAGAGGGACCCAGAGTGGGCCAGAGCCATTCTAAAAGCTGTTACTGAATGGACTGAGCTAAATAAAGAGCTGCTTATGGTTCAAAGAAACTCTGTCAAGATTAACCTGGCTCCAGCATACGTCTCATTTGGACGAGATTTAGTTACACTTAGAAATACTGCACAGGCGATAATCACGAGTACCAATGGACATGCGAAAGCATTCGCAGTATGGTTCTGTTCTAAAGAGTCAGGCGTTTACAAGAGTACTCTTATGGAAATGCTCAGAAAGTATGTTTTAACGAAAATGGAAGGAACCTATGATCCCACACGAGAGGGAAGTATTTCGGGTGCAGATACTAGATTAGATTCTTTTAGTGAAAGAACTAAAGCTGTAGATATTGATGATTTTCAGCAGGTAACCAATAAAGAGACCGCGTTAGCACACGTCAATAATCTTATGAAGTTAATTGGATTTGCTCCTTTTTTCCCTGATATGTCTGATTTACCAAAGAAAGGTACAACACAAGTACAACCCTGGATTGTTACTGTAACCTCGAACCACTCAGTCAGTACGCTACTATCGGGCGGTGACACTTTGACAAAAGAAATGTCCATTCGATCTCCAGAAGCTGTCCTTCGTAGGTTTGACGCTATTATTGAAGCCAACTGGTATGGTGAAGATGAAGGATGGGGAAAGCGTCCAGTGCCAATGGGAGAGGTTCCTCCAAAGAAGTACCTAGACAATCTTCGAATTCGGAGTCACACTATAGATCCTGCGACAAAGAAGTTCTCATCCGTTGTGTATACATGGCCAGAATTCTTAAAACATGCTTTAGAAACTGTTAAGAAGTACCAAGCTGCACCAGCTAATCGCCATAAGGACATGATGGACTACATTGACCAAGTGACAGCTCGTACCGTTCCGCTAAATGAGTATTTGAGTTCCCGCACGAAAAGACAATTGCTTGAAATTGCAGAAAAATCACCAGATAATGCAGTTCAGTATGAGGTATATTCTCAGCTGCTAAAGGAGTATCCGGATGATGTAAGGGCTACTGGATGGAAGAAAATTTGCAAAGAAACGGCCAGCCACGATAAAATGGCAGTGGTTAGTGTTAAGGATGCGCAAGACTTCAATACACCCAGCCTAGAATCTGAATCCAGTGTAGAAGAGTTAACTTCGGTATTTGAACCATCGTCTCGAGAAGCTTTGGAGGCTGCAGAACATTTATACTGCTCAATTTCAAAAATTGATTATTTGAATAAGATGCAGACAATTAGGGATTACCTGAATTCCAGCGAATCAGAAAAACATCAAAGATCTCGACACATCAGGAGAATGTATAACCTATGTATTTTACATCCTCCCATTTTCAAAGAGGGTGACAAAGAATTTCACTACCCGAAAATAATGTACAATTATTATCTGCATTCTGAGTATTTAGACTGGAGACATTACAAGTACCAGAATCCCAGATCATGGGGTTTAATTGAAAGTAAATTTCTGAATAATTTATCAACAATGCGAACCTATGCTGATACATTTCGTATTCTTGAAAGAGAATTTGATTCAAGCACTCAGCATGGAAAAGAATCCATTGCTGGTGCCTTATACAATGTCATCTCAGCACTAAATGACTTTCATGGAAAAGGGAAATTTGCTAGTGGAGAAAGATACATTCGTGGAGTTTTTGGTAGAGCTGGTGAAGTTGTTTCCGAAGAAATTAAGTCAATGTCTACTGAAGACAAGCCTAAAAAACAAGAGTGGTACTGGCGTGCCAAAGCTAAATTTGTAGAATTTCTGGACTATCTGGACATTGCTCACCGTCTTAACATTGAATCATCAAAATGGGACATGTTTGTAGCATATGCAGTTATGATGTTTACTGGAGGAATGGCCCCTGTCACTACTATAGTGGGTATGATGTTGCTACCTTGGTATGTAGGAGGTCCGTTCTCGATTTTTTGCTTTACAACATTTCTTGCTGCCAGATGGTTAACCGCTTCCGAGAAGAAAGAAAGACGAACTAGAAGAAGAACCATTTTGCTTCTTCTTTGTGTGCTTTTGATTATTGCCATAATTGTATATGCATATGTCGAAGCACACAAAAGATACGTTCGTCAATTAGAGGCTGTCAAAGAAGCAGTGGATGAGGCTCCAGAAGATATTAGGGAGTTGATTGAGAAAACGTCAAAATCTCGAGAAAAGAGAGAGATTCGATATTCCGAAAGTAGGCCACAGGCCACTGCTGATTACAATGCTGAAGCGCAAATGACCTCTCTTTTGAAAAAGAATGTTCTTGCCTTTAGACGTATGGGAATTGCAATGCCATCAGGAACAGCAACCCACATTGGATTTGGGATTTATGTAACATGTCAACATATGGTGCATGACATGAATGATGGTGATATTTATACGTTATCACATAATGGACAAGAGCATGTGCTTAAATGGGATGAAAACCAAATTGTTCACATCGAAAGAAGTGGGTGTCAGTATGACGTAGCTTTTTTCCGTATAGTGGGCTATCAACAACTAGTGATGCGCAGTATTCACAAATCATTTGTGCGAGAGAAAGATATATTGAACTTACCACAACCTATGGAAGGATATAAATATCTTGGAATGAATGGTGTTGTCTTGCATCACCGTGATGACATTGCAACTGCTGAAGGAATAACTGAGATTAAGTGGATGACTGATTTTAGCCATCAGTTAACATACGGAGGCAAAGATCATGATATTGTTGGCAGATTACTAAAGGCCAAGGGATGTCCTGAAGTTGGTACTAGCGGAGGATTATGGATGATGCGGAATGCCTCAATGCAGCAAAAATTAGTGGGTATCCAATATGCTACTAATAAGAGTCAAGGCGTCTGTTACGCAACTCCATTAACTTATGAAGATATTCAACTAGTCATGGACAAGTTTAAGCGTATTGATCAAGAAATGGGGCAAAATAATTTTGACCCCAGAGCAGATCCAACGTGTTCATTCAGAGGAGAATGCATTATGGAAGAAAACCTTTCAATGGTTAGACCTCATCAATGGAAAGAATTACAGAACCTAGACGATCACATTCATTTTCTTGGATTCGTCAAGCCGAAATTTGCAGTATACTCCCCTGAAGATTCTTCTTATTATCAGAGTCCATTATTACATGACGAGAGGATGAAGAAATTTCCTCCAGAATATTCGTCATCCAGCTATGGTATTCCCCATTTAGGGAGAGGATCGAATAAGTACCGAGATGCGAAACTGAAAAGAAGATTCAAATGTAATATTGCGGACGAAGATATTTTGAAATCGGCAAGGGAAATTGCTTTAGATTGGGGACATACTTCAGCAGGCCTGCCCAACGTCTTGCCACTTGAAATGGCTTGCCAGGGAGTAACGGAGCATAATCTTAAGGGTCCTCACATGACAACTAGTCCAGGTTTTCCATGGTGTAAATACCCTCATAATGGAAAAGCACCATTCTTTTCTCGTATAGATGATGACAAAATTGAATTAAGCAAAGATTTTAAAGATTTCTATCTACGAGAATTTTTGCCAGAGCTATTTGAAACCGGCTATCCAAAAGAGTTCACAACCGACGTTAGTAAGGATGAAATCCTTGATGCCGCGTCGTTAAATAAGGGCAAAACTCGCCGATTTGCACCATGCTCAATCCATTACTGGCTGGCTTGCCAGCAATATTTTGGTGCATGGCTTCATATGATCCGAAATGGCGTTCCTACTGAAGGAGCGTCTAATATGGTTGGAATTAATGTACACGGTTCACATTGGAACACTGTGTTTAAATTTACTTTATCCATTTTACACCTTGGGTTAGTCCTCTGTGATGTCTCTGGCTGGGATTTATCAGTTCCAGCTGCTATCATGTGGGGAGTCACTGAAGCTATATGCTATTGGTATATTCTTGAATATGGTGATACACCAGCTGTTCGTAGAGCAAACAAAATTCGCCGAGCTTTAATGAAGCCCGTTTATTGTTCTGTTCGCGTCATGGGAGGTTTGATAGTGGTTATGCCAAACGGAAACACTAGCGGAAATCCTATGACTGCTGAGATTAATGGAGTTGCAAATAAGCTCATGCACTATCTGAGCTTTAAGCACAAGGCGGTATCAGTAGGTAGAGACGATGTTGCTCAGCTGTGGAAAACAGCCGTGAGAGCAGTCTTTTACGGTGATGATTCTTTTATTGCTGTTAATACCGAATTGGCCCCCTTCTTTACTCAGCAGTACGTTGTTGAATTTATGCATAAGGCATTTGGCATGGTCTTTACAGATGCGCTGAAGACCGGCAACATTCCAAAGTATTGTCCTAGAGAGATAGCGACTTTCTTGAAGAGGAAGATCGTAGAAAGAAATGGCATTCTTTGGGCGCCGATGGAGGCAGATAATATCAGACAGAGAACACTCTGGTTGAGAAAATCTGCTGGCCCATGGCAAAAAGCACTCCGTCAAAATATTGACAGTGCATTGCGTGATTTCTTCCAAGATGGGGAGGAAACATTTGAGCGAGAGAAAGAGATGTACAATCGAATTCTCCATTCTTTTGGAATTGAACCGGTAACGCTAGAGTATCAGGCTCTGTTGAAGGCGTACCGGGAGACCTATTAGGAATCTCACGCAGGTTTGCATAGTTTTAGGGCTAATTTACTTTGCAAACCGAAGCGCTCAGCTACACAATGTGTTAGTTATAAAACAGTCATTGCCAATATCTGCATGGTTCTGTGATATTTGGCGAGAACATCGAACCGCTCAACAATCTAATGAAACAATTATGGAGACAGGAGACCGCGTGCGTGCGGCAGGTGACCCTGCGATCACCGACCAGCAAGAACTTACTGGTTATCAAGACACGGAAGAAGTGTTACAGCAGGAAGTAAAGGGAGCATTGGCGAAAGAACTTTGGCAACTGATGAATCCCTTACCCGACCAGGAACAGGAGATCATCCTCTCCAGATCTTATCCGATAGCAAATTTTACTTGGACAGGAGCTCAAGCAAGATTCACATCATTGTTGCAGCTAGCGTTTCCTCGAGATTTGCTAACCATACCCCAAATTTTGAGCAGAACAGAATATTTTTCTCTCTTTAGAGCAAGAGCAGTCCGACTACGTGTCAAAATTAATTCAACTCTGTTTCATTATGGTAGGCTTGCGATAGGAAATGTACCGGGCCTTGTTGAAGGGGCATTGGATTCTTTCAGTGCGCCCATACAAATGCTTAATAACGATTGTGTTGTTATGAGTGCAATGACAGCTGCAGATACAACGTTGACTATGGAATGGGCCGTTAATAAGCCATGGATTCGACTGCCACTTGAATCAACAGAGGCTGCATTGATGCGCAAGGTTCATTTTGTAGTCTTGAGACCTCTCAGACTTGCATCGGAACCTGTTGCTACTCCAGTTAATGTGACAGTATTCGCTGAATTTGTAGAACCTGAAATGACTGGAATGCGAGGGGATTCCTCTATACCCTCAGCAATTCCCACATCACATATGGTAACAGACCTTTCTGAATCTGTACTTAAAGCTGAGAAGCAATTAGACATTTTGGACGCGGATACTAGAGATTCGATTACTTCGGCAGTCGAATTTGTAAGTCCACTTGCAGACATGGCTCTCACTGCGGCATCAGTATTAGATAAACCAGCTAATGTTGCCACTTCAGCTCCATTTCGTCCTCTCTTTGGGGGCGATATTGCAAGCATGCATGGTACCGATTATTCTGTCAAGCTGGGAACAGGCCAGGACACCGGAGTAGCAGTTGAACCCGGTTTCACAGGTCCAAATGAACCTTCACAACCTTTACTGAAATGTATAAGCAAGCCTGGATACTATGCAGGAGCAACTTTCACCAGTTTATTTCCACCTCAGTCTAACGTGATGCAATTTACGAATGATCCAAGTGAAGTCTTCTTTAACTCAAACACATACTATCCTGATTACTTGTCATGGTTCTCTCAAAATTTTTATTATTGGAGAGGATCCATCAAGTACATGTTCATGTTCACTTGTGCGAAGTTTGTGTCTTGTAGAATACGAATTACTTTTTATCCGCAAATATCTGCCTTTGGGCCAGCACCCCCGTTGGGCCCGTACGCGGGTGACGCGATTTCTAAAGTAGTTGACATTACAGGAGATACTGAAATTGCTTTTGTCGTTCCGTATGTGTCCGACACTCCATACAAGAAAATCAAGGGCTTCAATAAATCCCCAAGTAGGGAGACAACCAATGGACTTGTAGTGCTTGAACTAGTGAATTCTATTGCAACTCCTGATGCTGATGTCGCGGATGTATCCGTTGACGTTTGGCGAGCCGCAGGAGCGGATTTTCAGCTGAATTTATTCACTGGGCCGAGAGGCCCATCGGATCAACTAGGCTACACAGGCGTATTAACACCCACTTGTGAAATCAATAGTTGCATGGATGACGCAGAAGAACTGATTTCTTTTACTTCAGGAAGGGAAGAGAAAATGATAGCGCCAGAAATGTATACGTGCATAACAGATTTTCTAAAGCGTTATACGACTCTAGGGGATGCAAACTTTTCATCCAATACTTTACAAGAATATCTTGTCGACTCAATACCACGGGGTTTAACAGATGAGACAAATAACATTGACCATATTGCATGGTTGACTGCCCCGTTTATCTGGAGTCGGGGAGGATGGAGATTTCGGATCTACTATCCTAGAGATACGTTCTACCCTGGAACAACAACCATAGTTGGTGATAGACCTCTTGAGGCCGTACTATGGCCAGCCGGTTTTGTACAAGACGCTGCTGTTACTAGGAGGAAATTTGGGCCAGGGGTTGTTCTTAACAATTCAACCGCCCGGTATCTTGCTATTGAAGTGCCGTATTATCAAAATGTGCAGGCAATTCGTAGAGTGAGAGGACGTTTTGACGATCATCTCATTGAAGTGACTGCAGCTCAGTCAAACCCACAACAACTCAAAAACATCATCCCGTGGCAACGGATACTCTATTCTGTTGCGGACGATTATTCATTGGGATGTTTGTATTCCCCACCACCACTAAGAGTTGATGTAGTTCCTCTTGAAAGCGATCTAGCAGGGAGCTCTCAAGAGAACAAAACTAAG